TTGTGGTTCTTCTCTATCGGTACCGCAGTACACATCATGGTCGAGGATCACATCGCCGGAACCCTCAAGGGTTCCGCTGAGGATTACTTCTATCCTCTGATCGAGGCACAGTTGAAGATCGATCCAGACGATGTGAACTGGCTTGCTGGTGGATCACAGGATGACCCCGTCATCCGTGGCAAGGCCCTCGATCTGGTGAAGCGATGCTTCGAGAATGCACTCAAGTTCCTCGAAGACATCGATGTGTGGGAAGTCGAGTATGATGCCACCGGGATACTGCCCGGCTGCGATGTGCCCATCAAGGCGTTCATCGACATCACCGGCGAGCATAAGAAGCATGGTCCAGTGATCGTGGACTGGAAGACTGGCAAGCAGAAGCCGAAAACTAATCTCCAGCTGGAGACATACGACGCCCTTCTGTCTCAGCCTTCCATCTCCGGCAACGACCATCCATTCACTGAGCACGGAAGCCTTGCCTTCACGGGCCTGTGGGCCATGCTCAATCCGGACGCAAGTCAGGCCAGGAAGGTTGACCTGTCCGGCGTAGACCCGAGCGCTCTAGGCGCTCGGTATCAGAAGGCATACGACGCGATAGTCAAGAAGGTATGGAAGGCCAATGCTGGATTCCATTGCCGGTTCTGTACTCAAGCGCCTAACTGCCTGATCGAGGCTGGTCCGACAGATCGGGCCAGATACTACGACAAGTCCGAACAGGAAGGGCTCCCCTTCTAATGCTCATCACGTACCGAATCCCTTCGAAGAAGGTACCGTACGGATACATCGAGTTCCAGTGGGAGCGTGCCAGCGGTACCGGCATGCCCGATCCTGCTGAACTGGCCGAAGAGTACGCTCAGTACATCAAGGATTACCAGGCAGCAGAAGTGCAGGCATTCGAGAATCCTACCATCCGTCAGATCAAGAGGGCCGACAAGGTCGACGAGGACATCAACTCTGCGGCCGAGGTCATCAAGGATACTCTCGGAGCGACAGAGATCGGCGAGCGTGAGCCGGTCGCCCCGTGGGACAACAAGCCTGACGAGACTGAATCAACTGAATCGAAGCCATGGAAGAAGCCGACCGCTTCTTCCGACTGGGACTTCTGAGAGGAAAACATGACTGACATCAATGACGAGCTGTCCGGCTCGAAGACTCCGCCCAGCGTCAAGTTCGAGAAGGTCGGGGACAAGCACGTCATCCTCGTTGCCTCCGTCCGCAAGGTCCCTGTCCGAGAGTTCGTCAAGGGCAAGCCCGGAGATCAGCTCTACTTCCAGGGACAGAAGCTGGTCCGTGAGTCTGACCTCGTCCTTCAGCTTCCCTATGAAGCTGTTCCCGCCTGGCTCGTAGTCGGAGAGCTGGAGGACGGTACGCCTGTCTCCCTCCGCCTGGAGGGTGAGCGCCTCAAGGCTACCAAGAAGACTATCCGGGAGGGTGGTCGACTCGAAGAGGGCGGCATGATCGCAATCCAGTTCTCCGAGGAGGAGGACACGGGAGCGCCTTACCCCAAGAAGAAGTTCGTCGTTCAGCTGAAGGGCGCTCAGGCTTCCTGACATGAAGACTCTGGCCCGTGCTGTCAGGCGAGGGCTATCGGCTGGGGAGCCGCTTCCGGCTCCCTGGCCCGTCTTCGACAGCAAGAAGATATCCTTCCGGCGTTCGTCCATGCAGATGATCGCCGGTCCGCCCGGCTCCATGAAGACTGTCCTGATGCTGAACGTCGTGGACAAGATGGGGCCCGACGTCCCGACTCTCTATCATTCCTCCGACTCCGACGACTTCACCATGGCCACTCGTGTGCATGCCATGAAGTCGGGGATGTCCACGGATGAAGCCGAGTTGGAGATTGCCCTTAGGCCCGAGCTGGCCTCAGATTCCCTGAAGAAGTTCAGCCACGTCAAATGGTCCTTCCATGCAGCACCCACGCTGGACCACATGTGGAAGGAGGCGGAGGCGTTCCATGAGGTTCACGGCACGTACCCGCACCACACTGTCATCGACATCCTCATGGACGTCGACTACGAGGGTGCATCAGATCAGAACTACTGGGCGCTCATGTCTGAACTCAAGGTCATGGCGCGAGACCAGCAGACAGCCCTCACGATTGTTCACCACACATCAGAGGCTGCCAAGGGCGGAACTCCGCCGCCCCGCTCCGCCATCATGGGCAAGGCGAACCAGCTTCCGACCTGTATCCTCACGCTGTGGGGTGACGCTCACCAGGGCACCCTGGATGTTGCGGTCGTCAAGAACCGCTTCGGTCCGCAGGATGCAATGGCGAAGAAGTTCTTCCGCATGAAGGCCGACCCCTCCATCTGTCACGTCGAAGAGTCGGAGGCGTCGGAGCTGATGTTCCGTGATGGCACTTCCGTCGATGATGACGAGAAGATCGATCTGTTCAAGGAGTAGCCATGTGTTGCATGAAGCCGTGCCTTGTTTCCGAGTGGGTCAACGGTGTCCACGGGTACCGTTGCCTTAACTGTCAGGCCTGGAGATCGGGCTGATGTACTGTCACTGCGGTCGCCCTTACCCCTGTCTGGAGCATGTAAATGGCTAAGTGTCCAAGCTGTCACCAGCGAGGCTGCATCTGCCCTCCGAGGGTCCCCGACCCTCCCCTTCCGAGGAGGATCTGATCACGACACAAAGCAGGAAGCATCGCGGATATCGCACCCAGAAGGTGTTCGCTGAGTACATCCGCAAGCTCTTCCCGTACGCTGAGCCCACTGGCGCTGGACGCCAGGGGCAGGACATCCTCAGCACTCCAGGGATCTGGTTCGAGCTGAAGGCTCGGGCCGGTTTCGATCCCAAGTCTGCACTCAAGCAGGCTCACCAGGAGGCTGACGTAAGTCATGCCGCCTACCTGACAGCCCTGGAGTTTGGGGTTGATCAGCCTGCTCCACTGCCCGTGGCGGTGCTGAGGATGAACGGGCAGGGCGAGAGCAACATCGGCGAGTGGGTGGCCTGCATGCGGGTCGACACTCTCCTCTCCCTCCTTGAGGAGGCGGGCTATGGTCCGGAGGACGACGGAGGATAAGCAATGGCCGGTCTTTCCGATCGGTCCTATCCTCGAACATTACGGTGGCGAAGACGTCATGGAGGACAGAGGCTGGTATGCGTACAAGTGCCCGTTCCACGGGGACCGTAGTGCATCAGCCTCTGTCAATACCATCCTGAATGTGTTCGTGTGCCACACATGTGAGATGAAGGGCAACGCCGTTCAGCTCGTGATGAAGAAGGAGAACATCCCCTATGGCGACGCTCTCCGTCGTACAAAGGAGATCGCTGGAAAGGGCTCTGGTCACGTACCAGAAGCACCTGGACGAAGGTCTGGAGTACCTGGCAGGCAGGGGAATCGATCGGGAAGCCGCGCTCTCCGTAGGACTTGGCGTAGTTCGTGACCCCATCCCGGGTCACGATCACCTGGTCGGCAGGCTTGCCATTCCCTACCTGACCCCATCGGGTCCGGTGAACTACAACTTCCGATGCATGAAGGACCACTCATGCAAGGATGCCGGTCACGGCAAGTACATCATGTGGTCCGGCCTGTCGGCCAACCTCTTCAACGTCAGCGTTCTGGAGTCGGCCGGTCAGTCCCTCGCAATCTCTGAGGGCGAGATCGACGCCCTCAGTTCCACCCTTGCGGGCATTCCCTGCCTGGGCGTATCAGGTGCCAACAAGTGGCAGGAGCACTGGAACAACGTGTTCGAGGACTTCACCAACCTGTACGTGTGGCAGGAGGGGGATGAGGCTGGCAAGAAGTTTGCCGATCGTGTAGTCTCTGAGGTAGGGGCTATTCGAGTCGCACTCCCCGACAAGCAGGACGTCAACTCTATCTGGACAGCTTCCGGCGCGGAAGCTCTGAGGGCAAGGGTTCGCAAATGAGCAGCGTGTTCATCATCCTCAACGAAACCACGTTCCACGGAACCGAGCAGGTCACGTCGGAGATCGTGCCGCCTGTCTACTTCTCCCTTCAGGGGGCAATGGACGCTCTGCACGACATCGCCGAAGGTATGGACGCTGTCATCGAGGAGGATGCAGACAGCGTCATGGTGTCCGGTCCTTACGGCACAGGCATCGACACGGACGAGTACTACATCATCGAAGCGGAGGTCAAGGAGTAATGGGCAAGCACAGCGGAAGCCAGGACCCGAACGACGTAGAGGGTCCTTTCGGCACCGGACCTCACCCCACTCCCGAGCAGTCTCAGGAGCTGGCTGACAGCTTCGAGCGGCAGTGGAGCAACAACCAGGCCCGAGCGGAGGAGCGCAAGTGATCCTGCCCTACGGACAGTGCACTCACCCGGCCATCGAGAAGCGTGCCGACGGTCGTTGGTACTGCACCGAGTGTGGACAGCTGAGGAGCTGACGTGTCGACTGCGGAAGAGCGCATTGAGCGCGGACTGAAGCTGTACCTGCGCGAAGAGCATGGCTTGATGGTCACTGAGGCCAAGCTCGGCATGACCGAGTTCGAGGCCAGCCAGTGGGAAGGCTGCGACACGTGCGGGTATGGAGGAGATGAGGACCGGGCATTCACGCCCCTCCTCTACAAGTTGAAAGGAGACGGTGGATGGGTGGTGATCGAGCTGGACACGGTGAACTCCGTGAACCTGCTTCCAACCCTTCTCCCGTACATCGAGAGGGCGAACTGATGGCAAGGACTGACTCGTTCGGAGTCGAGGTGGAAGTGGGCGACATTGTCCTCTCCTGCCCGAAGCACAAGGGGTCAGGCAAGCCCGAGGTTGGCCGAGTGTCCGGAGTCTTTGACTCCGGGCGGGTCACCATTCAGGTTCCGCAGAAGGTGCCTGTCTACGCCTACGAGGAGGGCGCTCCGGACGTCGAGCGCACCTCGCACCGCTGGACCATAGATTACGATGCGCCGTCTGACAGGTGGGGCCGTAAGCCCTACAAGCAGGAGCCCCACACGTACATGGCGAAGGACTACACGGTCCTTCGCAACGAGTGGAAGTGGATCCGCAAGCAGGCTGCGGATATCACTCTCATCGTCCTGCGCAAGCACGGCGAGGAGAAGAAGGGCCTCGAAGAGATCCTCGCAGAGAGGATCGGCTTCAATGTTCTGGCTCGCAATCTGAACCTGGACTACGATGCGGACAAGCCGGACATCGAGGAGGACAAGTGACGGACGGGGACAATCCCACCGCGAAGTTCCAGTTCGATGTGGACGATGAGACCGTTACGGTTGAGTTGGAGTTCCACCTCTCGGACAACGTGGAGAAGTTCTTCAACGTGCATGATCTGGTTGAGGGCATGAGCGCGGCCATCTTGCGCGACATGATGTGAGAAAGGTGATAGTCGAACGCCTGCCTGATGGCAGGCTTCGGCTGACCATCGTGAAGGAGCATAAGTGAAAAGGTCCGTCAACGCACGGGTCATCGAATGCGGACAGCCGCTGAAGGCCGTGTACATGGGCACTTACACCGATGGCTCCAAGCATTACGTGGAAGTCCGGTACGGCAATCGTCAGACCCGTAAGTGGATCAAGTCTGACAAGGTAATGCTGGACCCCAAGGTCCAGCTTCGATACTGCGAGAAGGTGACTGAACTTGGGTAAGAAGTATGAGGCGTGGATCGACGCCTCTCAGGCAAAGCGCGCAAGCGAGATGGATCTCGCGGGCGCTCAGGGTGGGTGCACTGAGGCTCGCCTCACGGAGGCGAACAACAACGCCGAGCAGAATCGCCTGAACGAAGAGCTGACGTACCGCGAGTGGCGACAGGACCCCAACGGATGAGCGAAGAGAAGCGCACGGCAGAAGACACCGACAACCTTCCAGCCAAGACAGTGAGGCCCATCAAGTGAGCGTTGACACGATCCGAGCAATCGCCCGAGCCACCTCCATCGATATCGTCAAGGAGCGGGGGACCGACGTCGACCGGCTGGCCGTATCGGAGTGGCTGGAGCATGACCTTCCGGGTCTGGATCAGGACTTTTTCGACCTGGCGGTCGACATAACCCTCGCCTATGTGACTTCGGCTGAAGTCAAGGTCTACGTCAAGGAGCACCTGGTGCGAGATGACGGAACGGTGAGGACCCAGAAGGAGTTCGAGGCCGAATTGGGCAGCCGGGACATAATCGACTCCCGGCTGTAGAACGCAAAGAAAGGGGCACCCGAGGGTGCCCCTTTTCTTACTTGGTCAGACCAGCAGAGTCCTCGGACCCTACGTACTTACCGAGCCAGGCCTTGAGCAGGCTGGCAACCGCTGCGGCTCCTGCGATAGCAGCATCATCACTGGTGCTGATATCAGAGAAGCTGAAGACGGAGAGGAACGTGAAGGCGAAGGTCGCCAGCACGCGCTCTACGAGATCCTTGAAGTATGGACTCATTACACTCCTTATGCGCCATATGGCCAGATGTGTTCGATCTGTTCTGCCGTAGCATCGTCGATGATGCCGGTGGTTCGGAGGCCGAACAGAGATTGCAGCCCACGAATGTGGGACTGCGTCTCGCTGTCCAGATCTCCGGTCTCTCGGAGACCCAACACGCGCTGGACATACTTAACAGCGTTGGCCTCTCGATCGTTGGTCACGGCGTAGATGCGCTTCTCATACCAAGCTGGCTTCATGCTCCCACCTTCGATGCGATCCTGTCCACTACGCCGCGAACTTCCTTGACTTCTACATGTACGGCCTCAACCTCTGCACGCTGGGTCACTAGATCCTCAAGGATCCCGACCCTGCCACGCAGGTCGGCAAGCTCGTCGTCCTTGACGCGGCCCTGCCTTTCCAGTTCGGCTACTGCTACTTGCAGAAGTTCCACGGTGTTGACCGCAGCTGACTGCGCCTGACCGTTCCCTAGTCTCTTGCCTCCGTAGAAGCCTCCCGCTGCTGCGGCTACGCCAGTCACCAGCGTGATGTACTCGTTCGGATCTAGAGCCATCTCTCTCTCCCTTTTAAGTGGACTCAGCGACGGTGCGCATAACCACCGTCAGATACCCCCCCAGTGCTCCACGGTTAGGGCCGGGCGGAGCGGACTGCCTGAACTCCCAGTCGTCGATGACGACCTGAGTAGCGATCCCCTCCTGTAGCTCCTGGTATGCGATCACGTCGCCTGCTCGGGCGACTGCCTTGAAGTCCTCGAACCTGGCTCGCGAGTATCCGTCATAACCGATCCTCTGGCCAGTCCTGTCGGTCTCCTCGTCGAAGACCTGGAAAGTCTGAGTGACAACCCTCTGACGAATGGAGCCAGGAAGGGCCTTCACCTGCCATCCATTCAGGACGCCACCGAAAGCGGTGTCCGATCCTCGACTGAGAGTGAACTTCATCTTGATCCAGTTCTGAGGACTGGACGGAGAGCTGATGCCGACGTCCTTCGTTCCCGCTCCAGCTGCTGGAGTGTAGGTGATGTGAGTCACCTCTCCTCCGCCCTCGGAGAGGACGGCCACCGACAGGTTTCCCTGAAGTGGGGATGGTGCACGGATGCTGAAGAACTTGTACAGCTTCGGCTCTTCGGTGTTGAACCTGATGCGTCCGGTGGTCAGATACCCACTCGATACGAGACTGCTCGCAGTCTCCCTGTAGGCACCAACTCCCGTAACGGTGAAGACCTTGCGGTCGCTA